ACACCGCTCATCATTTTAATTGGGTAAACATAGCAGGAGCTATTCAACACCCCGAAAAAGGAAAACGTTTTGACATTTCAGCAGACACAAATAAAAATGCTGGAATAGATGATTCATCTGTTTTTCTCTATCCTGTAGATGGGTATGGTACTCCTGACCTACTTCGTCAGTTTATCCAAGTAGAAAAACCAGATGCCATCATGATCATCACAGATCCAAGATACTTTGAATGGTTGTTTGCTATGGAGGCAGAAATTCGCAAAACAACCCCAATTATCTATCTTAACATTTGGGATGATTTTCCAACTCCAATGTATAACAAACCATACTATGAGGCTTGTGATGCGTTGTTAGCGATTTCAAAACAAACAAAACTCATCAATGAGCTAGTTTTAGGGGATAAAGCAAAAGGTAAAATCCTAGAATATGTTCCACATGGTCTGAACGAAAAACTATACTACCCTATCCCTGACAATGATCCATCTATGGTTTCTTTTAAAAAGAATGTGTTTGCAGGAGAAGAAAAAAACTTTATACTATTTTTTAATTCTAGAAACATCCGAAGAAAACAAATTCCAGATGCAATGTTGGCTTGGAGATATTTTCTAGATCGTTTGCCAAAAGAAGAAGCAGAAAAATGTGCTTTTATTCTTCACACAGAAGTAGTAAGTGAACATGGGACAGATTTAGAGGCAGTTAGAAAAGTATTGTTTAAAGACTATCCAAATGCTATCTATTTCTCTCAATCCAAACTTCCACAACAAGAACTAAACATGCTATATAATATAGCAGATGCACAAATCTTGTTAACATCAAATGAAGGTTGGGGTCTTACCTTAACAGAGGCTATTTTAGCAGGTACACCCATTATAGCAAATGTAACAGGTGGAATGCAAGATCAAATGCGTTTTGAAGATGAAAATGGAGAGTGGTACACACCAACCCCTGAAGTACCTTCTAATCATACAGGTAAATACCTGAGACATGGTAGGTGGGCCTTCCCAGTATATCCAACTAACCGTTCGTTACAAGGCTCACCTAAAACACCTTATATTTGGGATGACAGATGTAAACCTGAAGATGCAACTGAACATTTGGTTGAGCTATACAATATGAGTAGAGAAGAACGTAAAGAGTTAGGTAAAGCCGGTAGAGAATGGGCATTGTCTGATGAGGCAGGTTTCACAGGTGAGTTGATGGGGGTTCGTGTAATAAACGCGCTAGATAAACTTTTTGAAACGTGGACACCACGAGTAAAATTTGAATTCATCAATGCCAATGAGACCCAAGATGAATATGTTTCACACGAATTATTATATTAAAAAATGGCAGACGATTTTAACTTAAAAGAATACCTTAACAATAACCCCCTCCTTCAAGAAGGATCAGACCAAATATATGAGTTTGGTTGTGCTATGGTATATTTCAATTTTCCTGAAATGAATAAAATACATGATGTTATTGACCCTGAAGATATATATTATGAAGAAGGAGATAGAACATTTGGGTTAGAAGATGAACCTCATTGTACTCTTTTATATGGTCTTCATCCTGAAGTGACTACTGAAGATGTAGAAAAAGTAACAGATAAATATACATTTTATACTTGTAAACTTCATAATGTTTCTTTATTTAAAAATGAGCAATATGATGTTTTAAAATTTGATGTTGTTGGAGATAATCTTCATGAAATAAATAAAGAATTAACCCAATACCCTCACACAACAAATTTCCCTGATTACCATCCCCATACTACTATAGGGTATCTCAAACCAGGACAAGGGCAAAAATATGTAGACATGCTAAAAGGACAAGAATTTCAATTAACCCCTCAACTCGTTATATATTCAAAACCAAATGGAGACCAAGATAAAATTAATATAAACATAGATTAAACATGGAAAATCAAGAAAACACAATTGGAGAACAAAGAGTTCGCGTTTCATTTAATGTAAAAAATGACAATTTAGTGACTGAGTTAAAAATAAAAACAGCTGAATTGATAGATATATGTGAAGCTTTAAAAAAACAAGATGCCCGTTTAGCATCCCTAGCCCAAACCAGCTATGAAGAAGCAGCAATGTGGGCAGTTAAAGCAGCAACCTCCCCAATAAATAATTAATAAAAGAGTAATATAAAAAGGTATACTTTGGTATACCCCTTTAATATTTATAATAAAATGAAAAAGTCTATAATCATCAAAGAAGAAGTTCATACACAATTAAAAAAATATTGTGACGATAATGGATTAAAACTTCAAAAATTTGTAGAAAATTTAATTTTAAAAAATATTAAAGATGAAAGAAGAAAAATGGGAGAAAAATTGCCCTAAATGTCAAAAATTAATAACTTATAAAGACAAGTATAGTTACTTAAAAAGTAAAAAAGGAAATAAAATATGTAGTTATTGCTCTAGACAAAACACAGGTTTAAAAAATAAGGGTAAAAAGAGAAGCCAACATGTCAAGGATGCTATTTCAAAAAAGATGTTGAACCATCCCTCTATAAAAAATAACACTTCTAGAGGAGAAAAAATATCTAAAAAACTAAAAGGTAGGGATACATCTTATATATGGGAATCTCACCAAAAATTAACTATCCAATGTCTAGAATGTAACAATCTAATAGAAAGTCAAAAACATAGATTAGATTCCCACCATTTTTGTAATAGGGATTGCCAAAAAGAATATTATTTTAAAAATAAAATATGGAAACCTAAATTTAATCCTAAAGCTTGTGAAATAATAGAACAATATGGAAAAGAAAATGGATATAGCTTTCAACATGCGTTAAACGGAGGGGAATTTAGAATAAAACAATTAGGTTATTGGGTTGATGGGTATGATATTGAAAGAAATGTGGTTATAGAATATTATGAAAAACATCACTCCCTCCCCAAACAAAATAAAAAAGACAAGAAAAGACAAGAAAAAATTATAAAAGCTTTGAAATGTAAATTTATCATCATACATTACAATAACAAAATAGAAATCCATGAATAAAACAACATGCGCAATATACGCCCCAGTACAAACCTTTTCAGGTTACGGAGCTCGAAGTAGAGATATAGCTAAAGCTATTATTGAGTTAAAAAAAGATGAATGGGATATTAAAATTATCCCTTGTAGGTGGGGAAATACCTCTATGAATTTCATAAATGAAAACCCAGAATGGAAATTTTTAGAGGAGTACTTCACCCCCCAACTATCATCCCAACCCGACATTATGTTTTGGATCACCATCCCTTCAGAAGCCCAGCAAGTTGGAAAATGGAATTGTTTAATTACAGCAGGAATTGAAACCACAATTGCTCCTGCAGAGTGGGTTGAAGGTTGTCAAAGAATGAATCTAGTACTTGGATCCTCAAAACATACAATTGATGTTTTGAAAAATTCTAAATTTGAAAAACGAGATCAAAGAACACAACAAGTTGTTGGGTATATTGAGTGGACAGGAGATAGTGAAATATTGTTTGAAGGAGCAAATACAGAAGTTTATAAACCTGATAATTCACCTTGTAAAGTAGATTTTAATGTTAAAGAAGATTTTGCATATCTTTTTGTAGGACATTGGATGCAAGGACAAATGGGTGAGGATAGAAAAAATGTTGGGTTGCTTATCAAAGCATTTTTTGAAACATTCAAAAACAAATCTAAAGCACCTGCTCTCATTTTAAAAACCTCAACAGTCTCAACATCATATATGGATCGTGATGAATTGTTAAAAAGAATTAGAGCAATCAAATCAACAGTAAAAGCAACTAAACTACCCAATGTGTATCTTTTACATGGAGATTTTACAGATGAGGAAATGAACTCCATCTACAATCACTCCAAAGTTAAAGCAATGGTTAACCTAACTAAAGGGGAAGGATTTGGTAGACCTCTACTTGAATTCAGCTTAACAAACAAACCAATCATCACAACAAATTGGAGTGGCCATACAGATTTCCTAGACCCCGAATTCACAACTCTACTCCCAGGAAATATGACAAAAGTTCATCCATCTGCAGCAAACAATATGCTTCTCCAAGAAGCAGAATGGTTTAGCGTTGATACAGGTCATGTAGGTCAATACTTGAAAGATGTTTTTGAAAACTATAAAAACTATGTAGATAAAGGGAAACGTCAAGGATATAAATCACGTACAAACTTCTCCTTTGAAAAAATGAAAGAAAAACTTGGAGAAATACTCGACAATAAAATCCCAGAATTCCCAAAACAAGTTCAATTGCAATTGCCCTCCCTCAAACGCATTCAACTCCCCAAATTGAGTAAAGTTGAACCCCAAAATGGGTAAAATTTAAAGTTTCCATATATTTATAATAAAACGATATATGGAAATTTTTTATGTTTATAGATTACTTTCAAATGGGGTTATTTTTTATGTTGGAAAAGGAAAACGAACTGAAACTTATGATAGAATCAATTATCATTTAAACTATTGGGTTCACAACAAAAATAAAAAATTGACCAATAAAATAAAAAAATTGAATGGAGTATTTGATATTGAAATTGTTTTTGAATCAAAAGATGAACAAGAATGTTTGGATCTTGAAAAGAAAATTATATTGGAAATAGGGAGAAAAAATTTATGTAATTTAACAGATGGTGGAGAAGGTGTATCTGGATTTAACCATTCCGAAGAAACAAAGCAAAAGATATCTATTTGGAGAAAGGGAAAACCTTTATCTGAGGAAACCTGTAAAAAGATAACCCAAAATAAAATTGGAAATGCCTACAAATTAAAAAATATCCCTGAAGGTAAGATAGAAGAATTATATGAAACTAAAAACATTCAAGAGATAGCCAATACATTAAATGTTACTTTCTCCACTATTAAAAAATACCTTATAGAAAAAAATCTATATATTCCTTTCAACAACAAACCTCCAAAAACACAGGAAACTAAAGATAAAATGTCATATTTAATGAAAAATAAAGGTAATAAACCAGTTACCCAATATGACAAACAAGGAAATCATATTAAAGATTTCCAAAGTATAACAGAAGCATGTTTATATTTAGAGAAACCAAACAGACAAGGAGATATAACAGCCTGTTGTCAAGGAAAACAAAAAACAGCTTTTGGATATATTTGGAAATATAAAAAATAATTAATATATTAAAATAAAAAAATATGCAACACGACGAAATAATCAAATGCCCAAAATCTCAAGGATCTTTATGCTATAAAATCCAAAATACCCCTGAAATTACAACCTATATGAGTTTATCTTGCGGTTTTTGGACAAATAGTTTAATGAAAGAAGGAGAAGAATTCTACCAACAACAAACAGAAACCCTTCCCGAACTCTATAAGGACCTAGCATGGAAAGATCCTGAAACTGGATTAACATGGATACCACAAACCGTTAATGCTGAAGGGAAAGGCATGGTGTTTCCCTATGGATCAAATGGTTCAAATTGGAAGTGGGCCTCTGTTAAATCACGCCCTGTAACAGAAGAAGAACAGTCAAACTCCACTTTAAAAACTTCTTACAAAACTGATATGAACACTATGAAGTTGTTTGAAGAGTATGAGTATGTAGCGGCTTTGGACTATATTGGAGCTTTAGAAGGATAAAAAAACGTTGGCCTCTTAAAGAGGCTTTCGTATAATTTATCAAATTAAAAGTTATGAGAAGCAAACATCCCGCAGACGTTTTAGTATGGTTAGAGAAAGTTATTGATTCTTGTCAAACCTATCAACAAACTTTCCCTGCAATGAAATGTATTCAAAACTTTAAAAATCAAAATCATTTTAATGCAGATGAATATTTGTGGCAAGCTGACCACTTAAGAAGCAAATTAAACTATAAACGAGAACAACTTTTAGAACAAAATCTATTAAAATGACAAAAAAAGAAATACAACTTCTAGGTTTTGAAAAACAAACCTCCCCAGATAATGATTTCTATTACTATACATTAGATATAGCAAACGGACTAAGCTTTATCTCAAGTGCTAACGATGAGGTTAAAAATGGTGAATGGTTTGTTGAGTTTTTTGACACGGATCCGGCTGTTAGATACACGAACTTTGCTGATCTTCAAGCTCTATTGAATAATCTTAAAAGACACGTATTAAAATGAAAATCTCTTACGCAATAACAGTCTGTAACGAAATAGAGGAAATCAAACGTTTGATTCCATTCATCCTCAAACATAAACGAGAGGAAGATGAGATTGTTGTGCAACAAGATAATGGAGGTCAACTAGATAATGGTGTTTATACCTATCTTACAAGTGATGGAATAAAGGATAATATTACTTTTTTAATTCATGAGCTTGACAAAGACTTCGCTCAATTTAAAAACAACCTAACCAAACATTGCTCAGGCGACTACATCTTTCAAATAGATGCAGATGAGATTCCAAATGAATTCTTAATAGAAAACCTTCATAACATTATAGAGTCAAATGATTTTGATGTTTGTATGGTACCTAGAGTCAACACAGTTGAAGGCTTAACCGACGCACACGTTCAAAAATGGGGCTGGAGAGTAAATGAACATGGATGGGTGAATTGGCCCGATTATCAAATGAGACTTTATCGAAATGATCCTGCAATTAAATGGGAAGGTAAAGTGCATGAAAAAATAACAGGATTTAAAACGTGGACAAAATTTCCTGAGGCTTTAGAGATGTCTTTATTTCATCCAAAACAAATAGAAAGACAAGAAAAACAAAACAAGTTTTACGAGACGATATGAGTAACGAGGTGTATACTGGCTTAGAAAAAGATAACTTTAACAATAAGGTTAAATATTTAGACTTAAAACTAAAACTTGATATTATCACAAGTTTAACTAACTCATACCCAAATGATCAAGAGTTAGGAGCTAAAGTTAGAGAATTTGTTAAATTACAGAAGAAATGATGAACCCATTGACATTTTGTATATCTACTTATAATAATCTTCCATATTTAAAACTGGCTATTAAATCTGTTAGAAAAAATAGTTATTTTAAAGATGCTCCTTTTATTATCCATGCTGAAAATTGCACAGATGGGACTGATGAGTGGTTAAAGGAAAATCAAGATAAGTATAACCTAGAATATTATATAGATAAAAATGATGTACCTCTAGGGATTGGGGGTGGGATGAACTTTTGTGCAGATAAAGTAAAAACAGAGTTTATTAACTTTTTACATTCTGATTTTTATGTAACTAAAGATTGGGATAAAGCATTATTAGATATCCATGAAAAGTACCCAAATGAAAAATTATGGGTGAATTCATATAGAATAGAACCTAACATATTTAACTCCCCAGATAGATATGGAACATCTTTAATTCCATTGGATATGTTTGGAGCATACTATCATGATTTTGATAGTGCTTCATTTGAGAATTGGGTAGAAGAATTTAAACAAATGAATGAAGGTTATGAAATTCCTAAAGGTGAAGGTGTTTCCGGGTTAGTTAAAAAATCATTATGGGATGAAGTTGGAGGAAATGATCCATTATTTGCTCCTACATCTTGGGATGACCATGATTTATTTTTAAGAATGTTACAACATAGTGTTCGTTTTATCCTACCTTCATCTTCAATAGTATGGCATTTTGGAGCTAGAGGAAGCCATAGATTAGAAGAAAATAACGGTCGATCTTCAGATCGTCAAAGAAAAGCAGAAGCAGACAATGCTCAAAAATGGTTATCAAAATGGGGAAAAATGCCTCAATTTGATCAATATGGAATGATCAAACAATTTTAAACATGAGAAAAAAAATATTAATATATGCTTCTGATAATAGAGGATATATTGAAGTAAAGAATGTGGTTAATGAACTATCACAAAGAGATTGTGACTATATTTTTGTTTACCCTACAGATGGTCAATTTGGATATGAATCAAATATAGATTACTTTACTTACCCTAATTTTGAATCTAAATCAGTTGGATTTCTACTCCCATTCAAACCAGACATAGTTTTAATTACTAGAGAATCATGGTTACCTGAAACAAATATAATAATAGAATTTAAACAAATTGGGGCTATAGTATGTAATTTAGAAAATTCATCTTGGCTTTATAATAATATAAAAACTAGATTAGAAATTTTAAGTAGAATGAAATTTCCAACAAATATGATTGATGTTTTCTTTGATCATAGTACATGGACATATCAATCTAAACTTGAAGCGGGTTGGATTAAAAGAAAATCTATTGTAACAGGTATCCCTAAATTTGACATTTTAAAAAATGTCCCAACAGAAACCATTCAACAGAAATATAACCTAACCAAACCAGTAATAGTTTTATATGGTTCAATGGAAGATAATATTAGACCAAACATTATTAATATTTCCAAAGAATTAGAAAGTAAATATGGTTCAACTCATCATTTATTCTATAAACCACACCCAAAAGAATTTACAGATTTTCCTAGTGATTTTACAGAAAATAATCTCACCCCATCTCCACAATTTAGACTAATTAGAGATGAAAATGAAATGTATTCATTCTCCCAATTAGGAGATATTCATATTGGGGTTATTACATCAGTTATGTACTATCCATTATACTTCAATAAAACAGTATATTATGTTGACTCAGATGATAGTGGAGTTATGTTTGATATGGATTTAGAAAATTTTAAGGGAAATGAATATAATTTTTGGGCTCCATTAATGAATGTTAATTCATGGGATGAATTTGTAGAAAAAATAGGAGAACATAGAATAGAAAAATTTAAAGATAGATACGATTTGTTTATGAGTAAATTTAAAAATATTTTGAAACCGTATGAAGATGTCGTAGATTTAAATCAAAAATTCGAATATGACAATACGGCATTGCTAGAATTATATGATGAATTCAATGATGGTAATGCATCCCAAAGAATAGCAAATTATTTAATAAACATATACAATTAACATGGCTGATAATTTTAACAACAAAACAATTTTGATTACAGGAGGTACTGGTTCTTTAGGTAGAGCTATTATCCAAAAATTAAAAAAATACAATTGTAAAATAATTGTATACAGTAGAGACGAAGGTAAACAAGCATTATATTTCGGTCAAGACAAATCAATTATTCGAGTAATTGGCGATATAAGGGATTATGAACAATTATCTAAAACATTACGTTTATATAAACCAAATTATGTTATCCATACTGCGGCTTTAAAACGAATTGATGATATGGAATATTACCCTGAAGAATGTGTTAAAACAAATATTCAAGGTTCTATTAATGTAGCTAATGCTTGTTTAGAAGCTATGGTTGATAAATGTATTTTAGTATCAACAGATAAAGCATGTATTCCTATTAATGTCTATGGAGCATCTAAATTTACCGCTGAACGTTTATTCTCCAATTTTGATCATAATTCAAACCACACCATTTTTAGTTCAGTACGATACGGAAATGTAATTGCAAGTAGAGGTTCATTTATTCCATTATGGGTGGATTTATTATCTCAAGATAAAAACATTAATGTTACATCATTAGATTGCACCAGATTTTTATTTACATTAGAAGATGCAGTTAACACGGTTTTATCTTCATTAATCAACAGTATTGGAGGAGAGGTATTTATTCCTTATTTTGATTCATTTGATATGGAAACTATTATTCAATCATTATCTCTTAAATTAGATAAAAAAATTAAATATAAAGTTGTTGGAATGAGACCCGGGGAAAAATTTCATGAAGATATGATTGCTAAAACAGAATTACCTTTTACATACGAATCTAAATTTTTAGATGGGTTTACAACAGAGCATTGTAATAGATTACTTTGTGTTATCCCACAATTTACAAATAAAGAATATCCCCTTAAAAAATATGATGGCCCTGAGTTCAACTCAGGGATTTTCTTAAATCATGATAAAGAATATTTAATTAAATTAATTGAAAAAGGATTACAAGATGCTAACTAGAAAAAAAATCAATGAAGAAGAACTCTGGGGGAATGCTCTTAGGTTAATGCCTAGAGGTACTCAAACGATGAGTAAATGTCCTGATCAATTTGTTGATGGGGTTTATCCTAAATTTGTAAAATCAGGAAAAGGAGCTTATTTGTATGGTTTAGATGGAAAAAAGTATCTTGATTACATGTGTGCTTTAGGTCCTATTATTTTAGGATATAATCACAAATCAACAAATAAAGCCATTAAAAAACAACTTAAAGATGGAATCATATTTTCTTGGCCTACATTATTAGAACAAGAATTAGCCCAATTAATTTCAGATGTAGTCCCTTGTGCTGAACAAGTTAGATTCTGTAAGAATGGTACTGATGCTGATTTGGCTGCTGTTCGAATTGCTCGCTCATATACTGGTAAAGAAAAAATCCTTAAACCAGCAGGTGGTTATCATGGTTGGGGAGATTGGCATGCTATTTCAATGAGACCATATGGAGTACCATCTTGTTTAAAAGAATTAATTGGTGAATTCGAATATAATAATCTTGAAAGTTTAGAGAAATTACTTGAAAAAGGAGACGTTGCGGGTGTTATTATTGAACCCCAAGCCTTAACCACCCCTAAACCAGGATTTTTAGAAGGTGTTAGAAAATTATGTACTAAATATAAAGCCGTACTTATTTTTGATGAAGTAGTAACTGGGTTTAGATGGAGTTTAGGTGGGGCTCAAGAATATTTTGGAGTTACCCCTGATTTATGTTGTATGGGAAAAGCAGTAGCTAACGGGATGCCTTTAGGTATTATTGCTGGTAAAGCAGAATACATGAATGAATTGAATCATGCTTTCTTCTCAATGACATTTGGTGGTGAAGCATTATCTATAGCAGCTGCTATTGCTACTGTTAAAGAATTACAAACTAAAGATTATAATCATATTTGGGAACTTGGAAATATGTTGGATGTTGGTATTAAAAATGCAGCCAAAAAACATAATTTAGATGTAATATTTGCTGGAGATGCCCCAAGACATAACCTAACATTTAACCCAGAAACGTATGAAGATGCAGATGGGTTAAAATATTTATTTTATCAAGAAATGGTAAAACAAAATATATTATTTCCGAATGTTATTTATATCAATTTTTCACATACGAAGAAAGATATTCAAAAAACAATTGATGCTGCTGATAAAGCTTTTGAGTTTGTGAGTAAAAATATAAATAATATTGATTCTGCATTAGAAGGTAAACGTGGTACTGCAATCTTTAGAAAAAATAGCTAATGAAAAACATTAAAGACACCGTTTTTATAATTCAAGCTCGAACACAATCAACCCGTGTTCCAAATAAAATGCTTAGACCATTTGCTCACTCAAGTTTATTTGAAATAACAATTGAGAAAGTACTCCAATCATCAATCATCCCAAAAGATAACTTTTATCTTTCAGTTATGGATGATGAATTGATTGAAATTGCTAGAAAACATAATGTAAATTATTTTGTTCGAAGTGAGGAATCAACTCAAGAACCCGTTACATTACAAAAAGCCCTAGAATGGCATGATAAACTTCCATTCAAACACTTTGTAATCATTAATGCTTGTAACCCACTATTAAAAGTAGAAACAATAGATAATTTTGTTAAGCAATTTTTAGAGGTAGATTCAAATGGTTTATTTGGAGTATTTGAGAAAAAAACATTTTTATTTGATAATGAAGGTAAAATGTTAAATCGTTTCTTTGGAGAAGATAAATACTTAGCTACATTAGAGACTAAGTTTGTTGAAACCTGTTATGAAGCAGCCCATTCATTGTACGCGGGATCTACAGAAGATATTGCAAACGGAATTTATATGGGAACTTTTAAAGAACCAGGCAATCCTAATTTCTTTGTAATGGAAGAAATTGAATGTTTTGATATTGATTGGCCTTGGCAATTTGAAGTAGCAGAAAAATTATACTTAAACAAATGAAAGCAATTATAATAGGAGGAGGCTCAATTGGAAAAAGACATTCTACTAATTTGAATAATCTAGGAATCCAAACTAAAATAGTTGATATAGATGAAATTGATAATATAGATGATATATTGCAAGAAGGTTTTGATTTAGGTTTTGTTTGTTCTCCAAATATAAAACATATAGAACATTGTATTAAGTTAGCTCAATATAATATCCCTATATTTTGTGAAAAACCATTCTATTCGTCAAATGAAGGGGTTGAAGAATTATTAAATATAATTAAAAAAAAAGATTTAACCACAATGGTGGGATGTAATCTACGATTTACAGACGAAGTAAAATCAATTAATCCAAATTCAAAATATATTAACGTTTACTTTGGGTATGATTTAAAAAAATGGAGATCACAAACTGATCACTTAAAATCGTATAGTGCTAATAAGCATTTGGGAGGTGGAGTACTTTTAGATGTTATACATGAATTGGATTATCTTTATTCTAAATTTGGAGATATAAAAAATATTTCGTATATTAAAAATAAGTTAACAAATATAACAAATGATACTGAAGATTTAGTTATTGGTAGAATAGAGTTTCAAAATGGAACTATAGCTGATTTTACTTTAAACTATCTTTCAGAAGAATACCATCGTTATTTTGATATTTTAGAAGGGGATATATTACGTAGAGTACATTTTGAAATAAAAAATGATATGTATGTTGAAGAAATAAAGTATTTTGTTAATTGCGTTAAAAATAATGCACATTGTATAAATAGTTTTGAAGAAGCAAATAAGTTATTAAAATATTTAATATGAACACATTTGTAATAGCAGAAGCAGGAGCTAATCATAATAAAAATTTTAAACAAGCACTATCATTAATTGATGTTGCTTTAGAAGCTGGAGCATCTGCTTGTAAATTTCAAACATATTCATCAAATACTTTATATAGTAAAAACACTCCTGATTTTGCTGGTTATAAAGATATTAATAAACTAATTGATGATATTGCCTTACCACGTGAATGGCAAAAAGATTTAAAACAATACTGTGATGAAAAAGGTATTGAATTTATGTCAACACCATTTGATGAAAAAGCAGTTGATGAATTAGTTGCCCTAGGTGTTAAACGTCTCAAAATAGCAGGATTCGAATCAACCGACTTCAGATTTGTTGATATGGTTGCCTCAGCTAAATTACCTTTAGTTATTTCTTTAGGTATTGGGTTTGAAATGAATTACTTAGGTAAAATATTTGAAATAGCAGACAAATACGGAAATGATTTAACTTTAATGCATTGTAATAATGCTTATCCTACCCCAATGCAAGATGCTGGATTAAAAATAGTTCAATCATTATCTTTAGACTCTAGATATAAAACCGGATTCTCAGATCATACTATGTCTACTTTAACTCCTGCTTTAGCTGTAGCTATGGGAGCAACAGTAATTGAAAAACATTTTACTCTAAGCAGACATTTACCAGGCCCTGATCATCCATTTGCTTTGGAACCTAATCAATTAAAAGAAATGATTGATTTAATTAAACAAGCAGAATTAACCATTACTCCCCAACTTAACCAATACTCCGAATCAGAACAATCATTCAAACAAGCAATGCGTTCAGTAGTAGCTAAAACTGATATTAAGAAAGGGGATATATTAACTGAGGATAATATTACAACTAAACGACCATTTTTAGAAGGAAATATACCTGCAAAACATTTTGAATTTACTTTAGGTAAAACAGCAGATAGAGATTATAATGAAGACGATTTTATATGCAATTAAGAAAATCAACACATAACGATTGGAAAATTCTCCTAGATTGGAGAAATGATCCTACAACTAGAGAAAATTCATTTGAAACAGGAGAAGTATCTGAACAAACTCATAAATTATGGTTCAACGATAGTTTACTCAATCCATATAGAGAAATTTATATCCTAGAAGATAATAACATTCCTGTAGGATCTATTAGATCAGATAATGTAGCAACTAACAAATATATTTTATCATGGAGTATTGCTCCCAATCAAAGGGGAAATGGTTATGGAACTAAAATTCTTGAATTATTTTTAAAAGATAAAACAGGTAATTTTATAGCTGAAATTAAACCTGAAAATATAGCTTCAATTAAAATGGTCCAAAAGAATGGATTCAATCAATTAGATGAAATAAAATACATTAAACAACAATAATATGACTGATTTAGAAATTATTGATGAAATCCAGAAAGTAAGAGGTAAAAACAATGTAAATTGGATGGACATTTTACGTATAGCATTCACTCATGCTCCTGAAGAAACAAGAGAAGTATTTAAGAGAATTACTAATGATGATAATCTTATAAATGAATTATCTAAAAAATTAGCTAATAATAAATGAGTTATATAAATGATAATTGGAAAGGTATAGCAAAAGGTCATACGGCGTTTTGTATTTTAGGAGGTCCTTCAACTAACCAAGTTAAAGACATCCAAGATATTATTTCTAATAACTTTACCATTACTGTAAACCATAATATTAAAACATATCCAAATTGTGATATGTATATTACTGCTGATAATTCAATTGCAAGAGAATACTTTGAAGATAAAGAATTTTGTTTATTTAAATTTACTGGTGGGAAATTACTTAGAAATCAAGCAGGATTTAATTATGATTCTGAACCAATTTGGATACAAGGTAAAAAAGAAATTATACAACAAAATCCTAACTTAATTAAAGTTATTGCTTGTAATGAATTTCCAATTTATAATTATTCATTTACAACAGGTCAATTACCCAAACATCATGGAGAAGAATATTGCAAATCAACACCTAACACCCACCTTTGTATCGAATATAGAAATGAACAAGGTGAATCTTATCCCCCATTAAGCCCAGACATCCCAGAAAGTATTATTGGATATGGCACTAATCCACTCCAATTAATCCCTGGCGGTAATGTATCTGGTATTTTATTTCAATTACTTTGGTTTATGGGATTTGATAAAGTAATAGTAGTTGGATATGGTGATAATGGTATATCAAATGGTTATGATGGAAAAACATTTGAATGGAGTAATGAAGAAATCCATGCTATGGTAACTCATAATACCATTTGGAAAGATAAACTTACCTCACTCCATGGTTCAGAAATATGTAAAGAATATTGTGATTTCAAACAATCAACATATGATGATTTAGAAATTACACCTTTTAAAAAACAACAATTAATTAATAAACTAATCAAATTATGAAAAAATTTCTTCTTTTACTCCATATATTCCCTAGAGAAATAGATGATTTTGATAATATTGCTTCCCAATTAAAAGTAGCATCTAAATATACCTCAGATAACATGTTGATAGATACTCATATTGTTTTAAATCTTAACACTGAAATTATTGATTGGGATAAAAGTATTCTTTCTAAAGATTTTATTTTAGATAAATTTAATCATATACTAACTAAATTTGATTGGACTAATGAAAATAAAATTGAAATAAATCACACAGACAAATATTGGGGTATTGTTGATCAAAGAGTATACTTACAAACATTAACAGATCAATATGATGGATTTATTTTATTAGATCTAGATGTAATATTTAATGATTATATTTTTTATTATTTACAAGAAACGCTTGAACATGTAAAAGAAGATTTATACATTATATCCCCACAAGTTTATAAATTTTGGGACCAATCATGGGATTCTTTAAGTTATTTACCTTACGATGGGACTGATGTAAATGCAGTTGATCCTTTTATAGTAAAAGCAATCAATCAAGAAGTTGAATTAATTCAAAATAAAAATATAAAGTTTGCAGGTGGTTGGTTTACTACTATAAGTTCTAAATTAATATCCCAAATTCAATTCCCATCAGATGTTAAAGGGTATGGATTAGAAGATACATTTATAGCAGAATCATCCAAAAAATTAAATGCTACCCAATATATTATGAAGGGTATCACTATACAAGAAAATAGAAAATATTTAAATAATCCCATTTATGTAAATTATATTAAATATAATTCTGAAAAATTAACTCAAATTAATAATGATACTAAACATATATTTAATTTAGCCCTCCAATCATTATGAAACAAATAACCTTTTGCATCCCAAGTAAATCAAACTTAAGATACCTTAAAACTTGTATCCCCTCAATTAGAGAAAATGCATCCCGAAAAGACCATGAAATTATAATATTCGTTGATTCTGATGAAGATGGGACGGTAGAGTGGTTAGAACAAGTAAAAGATGAATATAATTTAAAGTACTTTGTAAATCCAAATTTGGGTAAAAGTTTATTTGGAATTGGAAAAGCATATGACTATTGTATTGAACATTCAACCACAGACATATTCATGATATTCCATGCTGATATGATTTTGGCCCCAAATGCTGATTATGAGTTGTATAAACACTTGAAAGAAAAAACAGTAGTATGTGCAACTCGTATTGAACCACCTTTACATCCAAATAACGGAGAAAAAATATTAGAAGATTTTGGGGTGTACCCTGAAGAATTTAAAGAGGATGAATTTAACAAATATGTTAAAGAATATAACCCAACAATCCCAACCACAGAAGGTATATTTGCACCTTGGATGATGTACAAAAAAGAATATTTGGAAATACTAGGTGGACATGATCCAATCCTTCACTCTTGTAGAGAAGATTCTGATATTTTTAATAGGATGGATTTAGCTGGGTTTGGATTTGTCCAAACATGGAGTGGGTTTGTTTATCATTTTACGGGTAGAGGAGCAGGTTCATTTGATGGAGATGAGCAAAGACATAAAAAATGGAAGGAAGATATGGATAAATCAACTATTGCTTTCATTAAAAAATGGGGTACAAATGTTCAACATACTAATATGATGAAACCCATTGTATCACCTGTTTATAAAAAAACCTATAAGTTAGTTAACCCAAACCCTCAACTAAAACAAGCTCTAGAACCATGGTTTAATGAGGGGAAGGATATAATAGTAGAGATAGATGGAAACAAATTCTCACAACAAGATTTTCAAATAATTCAACAGCTAAATGCTATAATCAAAGATAGTGGAGAAATAGGAGAATTTGAATTAGGAAATTTAAAAATAACAATAAACTCACTAACAGAATATCAAAAAGATCTCATAAAACTTTCCTAACCCACCCCACCCCACCTTAATACGTATATACAGTCCTCAAATTAAAAACCCCTTGTAAACTCAAACTTTCTTTCGTATATTAAAACCATAAAGATGAAAACTTACATTTTTTATAGTAAAAACGACCCAAACCAAGAGCCCATAGGCTCTACATTGGCTCAAACACACCAAGAGGCAACACAAATGTTCGCCAAAATTAAAAAATTAACTATTGAAGAATTTACAAAACTGTTTAATGTTGAGAAAAGAAGAAGGTAAGATTTTAAAAAGCATCACCGATTTTATGGGTGAGGGAGTTCAAATCACCGAGAACCCCAAATCCTTGGAGAGAAAAGAGGAGGAGTTCTTCTGTAACCTATTGGAGGCAATAACTACCCTGGATGAGAGAACTCTACAACTATTGGAGGTAGGAATTGATTTGACCTTATATGAGGATCCACTACACCATATTATAGAGGGGCTGATATATAAATATTATGGACAGGTTAAGGCGCAAATCATAATGTGGTGGGTGTTGTCCTATCCTGAAAAAGAGAAGGGAAAAAACTTGACCTTAAGGTTAAATGATGGGAAGGAACACATCATAAACACTCCAAAACAATTGTATAGGGTTTTGAAAAAAATTAAAATATGACATACATATTGGAAAAATATATGATATGAACTGTGTAAAATGTAAAAATGAAATTAACCCTTTAAGACTTAAAGCATTGCCAAACACCAAAGTGTGTGTTGATTGTTCTGATATGAAACCTAAACGCGTACAGACGCGACTTTATGGGGAAAAGGAGGATACGTGGAATGATATTGAGTTTGTAGAGGATGATGAATAACGCATGCCTAGAAGAAAAGATTATACCAAAGGACAGATTATAGATGCTATGGAGAAGACCAAATCGGTACGTGCAGCAGCACGTTACTTGAATTGTTCTTATTGGCATTTGAAAGATTGGATGAAGAGATATGTGGATGAGGAGACGGGGAAAACCTTGTTTGAACTACATAAGAACCAATCTGGGAAAGGTATTCCAAAGTTTGCCGCCAATGGTGGGAATTATAAAAGAAAAGAACCACCTCTACTTGATATAATAGAGGGTAGGGTAGATGCATCTCATTTTTCTCCTCAAAAACTAAAACATAGGATGGTTGTTGAGGGGTTGTGGAAAGAGGAATGCCACTCGTGTGGGTTTCATGAGAGGAGAGTTTTGGATAATAAAGTGCCCTTGATATTGCATTTTAAAGATGGAAAATCAACAAATTGGGGAAATGGGAATGCTTCCCTTGTATGCTATAATTGTTACTTTCTATACTATGGCCAGATATTCTCTGAAAAAGATGTTGAGAAATTAGAATCTCACCAAACAACTCAGAAAATTCAAAACGACCAAATGCAGTTGGATGAATATCACATTGCTAGGTTACGTGAACTAGGGTTCTATGATAACGAAGATGATGATCCATATTCATTAGTTAGTAAAAAAGTATAATATTTATAATTGATGAAAAATAAAAAGCATACCAAGATTGTTAAAGACTTTGATAAGCAAAAAGAAAAACACTTAGAGAAGTTAGCAGATAAGATGCTTAAAGATGATGAGAGGAATGAAAAGCTCAAATCAAAACAAATAAATACTGATTTTTTAAAATTATTTTAACATGGCTTTGGAACTTACAGTAAACAACAATGATGAATTTGAGGATTTGATCAATAACCAAGATAGAGAAGTTTCGGGAGCATTAGTTGAAACTATTTTGAAGAACCTTAAGGGTAGAAAAAGACATTTACACGTTTTTAGTGTGGCTGTGATTGAGGATGGGAGTATATATGATATTACCATTGATAGAAAAGATTTTGAGGAAACCTTAACCAACCAACTTCCCATTTTAGAGAAATATGAAATGTATGAGGTATGTTCGGAGGTGGTTAAAGCATTAGAATATTTAAAGGAAAAGAAAAAATAAATGGCAACATATACCTCTTCTCAACTATATGGGACAGGATCTATTGGTGAGGATTTGAGTGGAGCTCAAACTTTCACCTTCACAAACCCTTCAGTATCATCCTATTTTACAATGGAGACCAACAGAAACTATTATGGGTTTTATGATAGTGGGTCTGTTAAGAATTTTGAAGGAACATACGTTGTATCAAGTTCAATGAGTTTGGTTACTTCATCCTATATAGCATCTGTGGTGGTTCAACCCGGAGTATCTTCATTTGTTTTCACCCCCGATTTGGCTGTTACAGGAAGTACCTATAGGTTAAGAGGAACAGGAGCTTACTCACTTACTATATCTTAACTTGGATTTTAAAAAATCCTTTCGTATATTTTGTTTATAAAAAGAAGGTTATGCTTTACGAAGTTTGGAGAATATACATGGACTATTCCGAGGATAAAGAAATTGTGAGTGGTCAACCAATAATCAAAATCAAAGATGAGGGGATTAGACACTGTTTAGTAAAACCCTTTAAATATAAAGTTGAAAAACACGATTATACCCCTCCAGCAATTGTAAAACTAGGCACCAAAACCTACATTTTCCCATCAGGAATTGAATGTCATCCCGATACTGAATTCTCTGATATTGTAGAGGTAAAATCTCAAAAACATATTCAACAGGAAAAAGAGGAAAAGATAGTTGAGGAACCAAAAACATGGAAATTTGAATCCTCAAGTGGAGGAGGTACATATACCGTTCGATATACAAAGAAAGGTACTCTGTTTTGTGATTGTTTTGGAGCTATAAGATCTAAAGGAAATTGTAAGCATTTGAAAGAAGTTCGTTCCTGGGTGATGGAGAGTGGAAAAATCTAATATTTATAATAAAATATTATGGTTGGAATATATAAATGGACATCCCCAACAAATAGAGTTTATGTAGGACAAAGTAAAAATCTAGATGGAAGGAGGAAATGGTATCTATCTGGGGGAGTAAATAAGGCTAGTATGCCTAAAATAAAAAGATCTTTTGAAAAATATGGTATAGAAAACCACGTGTGGGAAATTATTGAAATATGTCCCCTTGAAAAACTAAATGAGAGAGAAATTTATTGGGGTTTGTTCTATGATGCCTTAGAAGATGGATTGAATTGTAAATTAGGAGAACAAAACTCTCTGTTTAGTAGTCAAACTAAAAAACTAATGAGTGAAGCTAAAAAAGGGATATCCCAAAGTAAAGAACATAAAAATAAAAGATTAAAAGTATTAAAACCCCTATGGGAAGAAAAAAGTAAGGCTACTCTGAAAAGAGAAAAAGAAAAACCTTCTAGGCCTCCTTATAAAATGAAAGAAGAAACTAAAAAGAAAATTTCAAAATCCAAAACTGGGGTTCCAATACATACTGAAGAATCCAAGCAAAAATTTAGAGAAATAGGAAAGAATAGACCTTGGTTAGATAAAATGAGAAAAAAATCCATTGAATCCACCTCAACCCCTGCCTCCCAGTACGATAAACAAGGAAATTTCATTGCTCAATATCCCTCAGCAGCATCAGCAGAAGAATCATTTAATAAAAAAGGAAGTGACAACATAAGAGCATGCATCAGAGGAAAACAAAAAACTGCTTATGGATATATATGGAAAGAAAAACTTTAATATTTATAATAAAAATATGTCAAACCCAAAAGATGTAATAAAACTAGATGTTCCTTTGTTCATTCGTCTACTTGAATATGCAAGAGAGGATGCTAAAACAGATATGGATCTTCATACATTAGCAGATAATATTATTGAAATGTCTAGTGAAGGCAGAGTATTGTCCATGGATGACTATGACTATGTTTTACCTAACCAAGAGGAAGCTGAATTGAGAGAATTTTTTAGAAAAAGAATGCAATGAAACACTCACAACTAAAACAACTCATTAGAGAGGAACTTAAAAAAGCCCTATCAGAAAACACCTATGAGGTAGGAGAAACAATCCTATGGAAAGGTGGAAGAGCCGAGGTTATAGAGGATGATGGTGGTCCCACTCTAAAAATTCAACTCACAAATGGGAATATAAAATTAGTGTTTAGAAAGGATACTTCCTTACCATTGAATGAATCACCTTATCCTTTAATTCCAAGAAAAGACATTATAGCTAATGCTTTAGCAATCAATGATATCCCAGATGAGGAGTTTGAACCACAACAAAGTAAAGATGTTGTAGTTTCTTTTATTTTAAATGGAAGACCAAGTGAAACTTACCTTGAAAAAATGATGGGAATTTTGAGGAGAAATGGAGTTGAAGTTACCTTCCCAAAAATCAAATATCCTAAAACCAATTTTGGCTTTAAAGAAAACCCCAATATAAACCCTTATGAACAGCCTGGAGGAAGACCTTCAAAAGGAGGATGGACAGGAGATTAATCTAACAAAATACAAATGAAAAAGTTATTAACAACCTTAATGTTGAGTTTGAGTAGTATCTCAAATTCACAAACCCCTATCTACTACGATTATATTGAAAACTTTACTTGGTTTGGAGACTGGTGGCTCTATAACTCCTCAGGATTCTACACAGACATATCAGTTTCTCCAACAGTATCGGCAGCATTAATTGGATTTGGAACAAGCACCTACGAATACGATTGGTATGTTTTACCAAATGTTCCGTTAGACCCAACAAAACCACATCTTTTTAAGTTTAGGTTAGCAGCTCAACGCCTATCAAATCCTGCAGCAGCATCAGGTGGGATGGATACTGGAGATTATGTTGAAGTTCAGGTTTCAACAGATGGAGGATTTTCATATTTGGCTGAAATGAGAATCCGTGGGTTCAATAATGCAACATGGAACTATAATACAAATGGGGTAATCTCAGAAACATTGGATGGGGTAAATCAAGTTTATACACCAACAGCGGGGGGAGATAGAACCAATACAGGTGATGGATGGTCAGATATATCATTAGTTATACCGCAAGGAAACACTAATTTAGCGGTAGATTTATATGTTAGAGCAAATGCAAATGGAGAAGATTGGTGGATAGATAATATTGAACTTTTTGAACTATCAGGGTTACCCGTTGAGTTGATCATGTTTAATGGGATTACAGTTGATAACCTCAATATTATTAGATGGGAAACTTCCTCAGAGCACAATTCATCTCACTTTTTGCTTAAAAGATCCTCTAATGGAGTGTTTGATGAATCTACACCTATCTCAATAACCGAAGCCTCAGGGAATAGCCAAGAAAAGATACAATACAGCTTTGTGGATAAATCTTTTCCAAACCAAATCAACTATTACCAACTAGTTCAGGTTGATATGGATGGAAATTCTAAAACATATGGGCCTATCTCAATAGATAATAGAGTAAAGAAAAATCTTGTTAAAATAACAAATATGTTAGGACAGGATATAGATGAAAGTTATAGGGGAGTTGTCATTGAAGTATATGATGATGGTTCTACCATAAAAACTCTTAGATAAAAAAGTTGGCCTCTTAAAGAGGCCTTCGTATATTTTACTATATTTAAAAATGAAAGTTATGATAAAAACAGAATTCCCAATCACAAACCAATTTCTTGATCTTAAACAAATGTTTAAAAGCGATAACATAGATGTTGAGGCTTTTGACCATTTGAGTGGACAACTCCTAGTTCATCTTTCAGAGTTAACTGAAAATGGGATGAAAGGAGATGATATTATTGAAGGGGTTAAGTTGGACCTTTGGAAAGATCGAGTTTGGCATTTAATTGAACGTGTTGGATTATTGCCTGAATACAAAGATGAAGATGGGGATGAGTTGATAGAGGCTTTGGAAAGAGATGATTGGTATGAAGATGACTCTAAAGAGTTTGATGTTGAAGAAAAGGAACCTAAAAAAGGTATGGATCTATCTTTTGACCCATTCTATGGATTTTAAGTATGAAAAGACTTTTAAATAAAAAATATCAAGAGGAAAAAGAACCCGAGTTCTACCTATTGAATGAAAATGCAGAGGTATTTGCAGGGTTGAAGGGAGGATATCCCTTCTTCTCTCCTAACTTAGAGGATGCTAAACCTCTTGTAAACGATAATCAGGTTAAGATGATTAAAAAAGGAACGTATTTTACTCACTTAGAAAAATATTATGTTTAGTTATAGCGTTTTAAATTATTGTTTAATAGGGTTGGTATTTCTTATCTTTATAGAAGTACTTCATTCAAAAACCAAAGGTGAATTAAAAATGTATGAACGTTTTATAATAGCTGTTATTTGGCCATTAACTCTTTTAATATTTATAGGCGCATTTATCTATGGAATCTTCCAGAACATAAAAAACCTAAAAGATAGGGATGATTGATCTGTTAAAAATATTAACTCAAACTTGGATGTGGGTAGTTGCTGTTGGTGGTTTGGGAGCAATATTATATGAAATCTTTAAAAGAAAATGAAACAGTTATATATTCACGGTGGAAAAGCCTACCTCATCTTAAGAACTTTACCAATCTCCAGATTCAACATTTCAGATAATCTCTTAAACATGGATAATGTAAAAATATTTAGAGATTGGTGTGGGGCAGATCATGTTTTAAGAGATAATACCCATTTTATGTTTTGTGAGACTATAGAAGATATTGAGTGGGAGGAATTGGATTTTTAAATTTTCTTTCGTATATTAAAGTATATTAAAAAATTAAGGTTATGTATTCACAAGATTATTTATATAAACTTGCTTTAGCAGAAAAAAACGCTAGAAGAGTTGTTACACAAAAAGCCCCACAAGGTGGTATAAATGACTTTTGCAATCTAGTTAGGTGGCAAATAAAAAACCCAGACCTAAAACTACAAGAGGCATTTGAGGTTGTTGTGTTTTCAACTAAATTTAATTAAAATGAAAGATTTTTTAAGAGGGTTAGGTTTTTTAGCGTTTATCTTCATACTATTCTACTTTATGTTCCATCCCAAACATTGGTGGAAAGCATGGTTAATAGTAATAGGATTGAGTGTATTTGGAAACTATATGAAGGAAAGACAAGATAAACTTGACAAGGAAAACTACGATCACACTCCTGGATACGTTTATTTTCAACGTAATTTGGATATGAACAATTGGAGATAATTGTTTAATTTGGATTTTAAAAGAATTTTTCGTATATTAAGGTTATAAATTTGAAAAAGTAAAAGGTTATGCAAGTTACAAAAAGAAGAGGAAGACCAAGTAAAATGGAAGTAAAAAAAGAAATTGATCTTTCAACAGTAAAACTGTTTAGAGGAAGTGAATTACAGTTTAACGAATCACTGTTTATTCCATTAAAAACAAACACAGAAATAGATATTATATTATCTACTGAAGGTGGTTTAATGCCAGGTACATCAATGATGATTGCAGGTGGACCGGGGTCAGGTAAATCTACCCTAGTAATGGATATGCTTTCAAAGTTTACAATGCAAGGTTTGAAATGTTTGCTAGTGCAAGGAGAAATGGATAAAATTGGCCATTACAAATATTGTAAGAGAATGCCTGCATTCAGTTGTATCCAAACATTGTTTCTAAAAGATCACATGGACAATGTTAAAGAAGTAATTGAACATGTCTTTAATTTAGGGTATGACGTGATTGCTATTGATTCAATTGCTGAGATATTAGATATGTATAAGGATCAAAATGGAGGTTCATCTAAACAAGCCGAATCGTGGTTCTTGAAACTTCAGGATGAAGTTAAAAATGGAAAAAATACAAAAGGATATTATACTTCATTCATCAATATCCAACAATTCACCAAATCAGAGGAATTTGCAGGATCAAATAGATTAAAACATATGATGGAATCCTATTGTAAAGTAGAACGTTCAAAAGATGGTTTAGAGAGAACATTACATTTTGAGAAAAATCGAGACTGTGATAAAGATTTTAAAATATTCTTTTCGATCTATAGAGATGGTGTGCACTATGCTTTCAATCAAAATGAAGAATAAAAGGAATAGGGAGAGCAATCTCCCTTTCGTATATTAACTGAAAGTTCAAAAATCAAACGTTATGAAGTACAAATTTATTCCTGTTGACAACAACATCGACAAAGCTATTGCATTCGCTAACACACTAGATTCAAGCAATATTAAAAATGTTCAAAAAATTAAACAAAAACCTTTTTATATTGATACACTAGATGTTATAAAACAACTACAAGGTGAAGGTTGGGAATTGAAAGGTGTAGCTGAAGCAAGACTATCAAACAGAAAAGTAGGATTCAACTATGCTCAACTACAACATCCTGATTTTAATATTAAAAATAGCAATGGAAAAATCGAAGCGCTTGCCTCTATTACTATTCAAAATAGTTGCAGTGGAGCAAAACCTTTAGATATGAGTTTAGGTGCCTTTCGTTTAGTTTGTTCTAATGGATTGGTTAAAATGGAAAAAGCAGAACATACCAAGATTAAACATACCGAAATCAACTACAGTAAACTACCTCAGCTCATTACAGAATTAAATAATAAATCAATAATCTTAGCAGATGAAATTGATCGTATGAGAAACACAAATATGTCTATAGATGATATAAAGAAGTTTGCATACAATGCTGCAAAATTACGTTTTGGAAATGAAGTTAAAGAAGATCATGTAAATGAACTTTTAAGAGTAAATAGAATAGAGGATGAAGGAACAGATGCTTGGAAAGTATTTAACCGCATTCAAGAAAATCTAACTATGAATGTTAGAGATATGAGACAAGATTTTAAATTAAACAAGGAATTATTTGGAATGGCAAACCAATTAGTTTTAAATTAAGATATACTTTCATAACCTATAACTTGAGCCCCTTTTTAGGGGCTTTTGTTAACTAAAAGTTTGGGTTTTTAAAAAAGATTTCGTATATTATAGTATAAAAGAAAGAAAGTTATGGAAAATAGATTTAGATTAAACATGCATATTGAAGACCGAATTGAAATAAACGGAGTATGGTATGTTAGAGAAGATTCTATCAATGATCCACTAGATCACTTAGAAGCAGAAGAGATAGCCGTAACAAATTCACTCACATGCACCTATGAGTCAGGTGATTGGGCATTTGAGGCATTTGTTATCTTAAGAGATGAAGCAGAAACATTCCAAGACCACTACCCAGACCCTTCCATTCAAATTACAGATAAAAGACTCCCGGATAGAGATGATTGGACTGTAGAAGATGTAGATAATCCTATTTGGATGAGGGGTATTTTAGAGAATAACCCAGAATCTATGAAAGAAGCACGAGATATGTTTGACCCAACCGGGTTAAAAGAATTTAAAAACTTTCTAAGACACTTAGAGCAAAAAGGATGGTTATGAAAACAAGGTTATTAAAAAAGGTTAGAAAAAGATATAAAATAAATTTTCATCCAAAAGGAGTATTTTTATATGATACATTTTGGGAAGGACCTATATGGACATTAGAAGACTCCCACAATTCTTGGAGGACAAACATTTATGGGAGAGAAAATGAATATCTAATTAATGGAAAACTCCTAGATTGGATCAGGAAAGATTATGGTTATGTTAAAAATACAAATACACCAAAAATAAAGATATGGCCAAAATAAAATACTGGTTTACTCGTAAATTTCAACAGATAAGAAACGTATTCCGATGGTTACCAATCATCTGGAAACAGTATGATTTTGACTACCACTATTCAATCGAGGTATTCAAATTTCAACTTCAAAAACAAGCAGAATTTTTAGAATCGGATAAAGCAATCACTCGGTGCGCTAAGGATACAGCAAAACGTATTCGCACTATTATTAAGTTGATGGATAAAGTTTATGAAGATGATTATGCTTGTGAATACCAGGAAATACTAAAAGAAATGTATGGAGAGAATGTTTTGGATGTGAACTTTATTGAAGATAAATCCAAACCAACAATGTTTAAAATGCAATTTGAATATGAGAAATGGGATAACGCAGAAGAAATCTCACAGATAAAGGATGAACTATTCAAAATGTCACAAGAAAAACAAGATCGAGCACATAGAATACTATGGAAGATGATAGAAAAAGATATTAGAGGATTCTGGGATTAGATTTTGGATTCTTAAAATATTTTTCATATATTTAGAGTATAAAAGAAAGAAAGTTATGGATAAAGACAAAAAAGAGATGAAGATAACAATGGAATTTGATGGAATAGAAGAGCAACAAGAAGCAAGAGATGCTATCTATTCTAATGCTGCATGTGTATTTGATGGAAGATTTGATAAAGGACTAACATCATACGGAAACATTATTAACCTTTAAACAACAAAAACAATGAAACAAACAGCAGTAATGTGGTTATTACAAGAGCTTAAAAAAGTTAATTATCATCCAACAGAAGCAATGATTATGTATGCTAAGAAGTTGGAAAAGCAACAGATAATAGATGCTTATTCTAATAATGGATGGAATGATCAAGATGAAAGAGCAGATGCAGAACAATACTACAACGAAACCTATTCAAAATGAAAGCAAAACTAATATTAAAGCATAGAGGAGATTATAATTATTTCCTTGTTTCAAGAACTGATAATTCGGAAGCACTTGTAGCATCATTAAATCCTGATGAAGAAATATTTGAGCAAAAACTCTCCAAACAAAACTGTGACGAGATATTTGGAGTTGTCGATGTTGAGAAGTTGGCTAAAGAAGATGCTGATTTAAGATTTCCTAATCAAGGTGATGAAGAATCTTGGTTGGCAAGAAATTCTGGGGTTGTTTGGGGCTTCAACAAAGCAATGGAGTTGAATAAAGATAAGGTATTTACTATAAATGAAGTTAAAAAACTTATGCTTGAAATTGCTAAAAAAAGTAGAGAAGAAAAAGATTTAACACTACCTGATTATGTTAATAACATTTTAAATAACATTGATTATATTTTAGAACACAAAAATAAAGTTAATGAAATAAGAGTTGAAATTGAAACAGAAAAAATATATTACCCAGCAAATATGCCCAAAGAAGGAGAAGAAAGACCAGAATATAGACCTAAACTCGATTCAAATGGCTGCTTAATACTTAAAAAGATTTGATATGAAAAACATTAAGTATATAACATTAGCCTTTATATGTGGAATTATATTTTCCACAATGTTGTCAGTTTCTCAATCTGATGCAAAAAAGAGAAATAATAATACTAACATTGAATATACAATTCCTGTCAAACCTTTAAATACAGTTTATGTGGTAGGAACAAAAAATATGTATAAGTACTTGTCTAAAGGTTATCAAGTACAAGAAACAGTTGCTGCTAGATCAACATCCCCCCAGTATGTAGGATTTTTAATGGTGAAATATAAATAGACAACCTGAAAAAAATGTAATAAATTAAATATAAACCTTAATAGGGTATTGCATATATACCTTGTTAGCAAACGTAACTTTATTATGGAAACAAAACATTTGAGTAAAGACAAAGCAAATAAAGTGTATGACCTTTTGGTTTCAATTGGTGGTGCAAATGAAGAAGATAGAAGTAGTTTTATATACCACCATTGCGATGATAAGTATGGATGTAGAGAGTGGCGGTTTTGTGGAAAACTTGGATTTGGTGGTAAATACAGAAGCACTTGTAATGGTGTAACATATTACCCCGAAGATGAAACGCCCGAACGGATTGAAATTAGAAACCAATTGAATAGCGAACTGCAAAAAATTTAATTGCAGCTAACGTCCGATGATAAACAATCGTTTTAATGTTGTTTATCATTTGTTATATGAATGTGTTATTTTAGATTTTACAAATAAAAGAAGAATATATGAAAAAAGAAGATTTTGAACAAAAGGGTTGGAAATTCAGTTTTGAGTTTGACAACGAAATGAAATTTGAAAAAGGTGATGTATGGAAAGATGATGGACAAGGTGCTTTTCTATATGTGAAAACTAAAAAAACTGAATATGAAATGGATAGTAAAAATCATTCATTCAATACATACACAGTAAAACTTATAACAACAGATAATGGATTTAATCAAGATAGTCCAAATCACTCTGTTAAGTTTAATGGTGAATGTAATACTATGGATGAATTTGATATGATTTGTAAAATGATTAAACTCAAAATCTAAAATAACATTTCATATAACGGTTCTCGGCTTTGCGAAGCGGTGGATTTTGAAAAACAAATGTTCAATTTTAAACTAAAGATAAAATGAAAAACAAAAGTACAGAATTAGCACAGAACCCACCGTTTTGCAAAACCGATGTTAGTGGCAGTGTATTTGGTCACTTAATGTTAGATATTGAAACTATGGGAAACGAAAGTTTTTCAAGTATAGTAAGTATCGGGGCATTAGAATTTGATATTGAAACAGGTAAGACTGGAAAAGAATTTTATGTAAATGTAGATTTACAAAGCTGTATGGATTTAGGTTTAATCGTAAATGCTTCAACTATTATGTGGTGGATAAATCAAAATGAACAAGCAAAAAAAGATTTGACTGAAGGAATGGTTTTACCTATTCAAAAAGCACTTTTAGAGTTTTCACAATTTTGTAATAAGGATTATCAAATATGGGGTAATTCAGCAAGATTTGATTGTGGGATTTTACAAAATGCTTATAATAAAGCTGGTATTCCTATTCCGTGGGATTTTAGAAAAGAAAGATGTGTTAGAACACTTGTAAGTTTCAATCCTGAAATAAAAAACAACTTTAAATCTGTTGGGACTGCTCACAATGCTATTTCAGATTGTTATTTTCAAGTTGGTTACTGTTCAGCGATATGGTCGTCTTTACATTGCCACTAACGGCTGCGTATATGATGGGTACGCCACCGATAAATTTAAATAAATGTAAAACCGCTTATTGGCGTATCCATTATATACGTTGTTAGGCACAGTAATTTATAATATGAAAATTTGGATACATAAACACGCACCAAGAGCATGGTATCAATATTGGAGACCAGTATGGCTCAATAGAATAACGTGGAAACAAGGTGACCCTAAAATATATAGATGGTTATTCTGGGGTTATTGTGCCTAACGTTTTGAGGCTTGGCGCACCTCGAATATGATTGTGATTGCGCCAAACCGCTGTTATGTGCTGGGCGGTTTATCAGCACTAAATTTAATTTGAAACGATGAAAGTAAAAGAAATAATTGAAAAACTTTGTAGCCACGAAATTACAAAACAAGAAGCTATTGAACAAATAACCATTATTACAGATGGATTGAGAAGAAATAACGCACTTGAATTTACAGTTGAAGAAAGTGGATTTACAGTAGAAAGCAATCACGGTTATTTGAAATTGAAACTACCTTACCAATATTCAAAGATGGAAGGTAGAATAAAACAGGGCGACAAAGTTGATGTGGTATTCCTTCCGTAGCCTTGCACATAACGTTTGCAAATATAAAACGTTGCAACACGAATGTAAATAAATGTAATAAAATTTGAAATTAAACGTATAATATATAGAAACCACGACAGCAATGTTTTATATTTGTTGTTATAGAACGTTAATATTATGAAAATAAAACATAAAGCACCACATTTGGAAAAGTTAAAACACTTAGATGTGGAAGACAGAAAAGCAATTAAATCTTACACAAATACACGTAAGCGAAAAATTAGAGCATTGAAGAAAGTTAAACCTTAATGTTTTATAACTCTTATATATATGTAACCACATTTAACTCATTAAAAATCAACTAGTTACAAATGAAGATTCTTGAAATTTTTACAGAAAAATTAAGATACAAAAATTATTCACCTCGAACAATTGATGTGTATAAATCATATCTTAAGACTTTTCTACAACATAACAACATAAAAGACCCATACCAAATTACAACAAATCAGATTGTTAAGTTTTTGGAATCATATAACTTCACATCCACCTCTCAACAAAATCAATATATTGGATGTTTGAAATTATTTGCTAAATATGTCCTGAATAAGAAAGATGTACACCTATCCAAAGTAGAACGACCCAGGAATGAAAAGAAACTACCTAGAGTTATTGATAGCGAATTTATCAAATCCCAACTTAACAAAATCAAAAATTTAAAACACAAAACAATCCTTACCCTAACATTTTCAGTTGGACTCCGTGTTTCCGAAATAGTTAATCTTAAAATAGAAGATATTGATTCTAAGCGAATGTTAATCCATATTAAAAATGCCAAAGGAAGAAAAGATAGAATAGTACCATTATCACAAACAGTACTAGAAATGTTGAGAAAATATTTTTTAGAATATAAACCAAAAGAGTATTTATTCAATGGTCAAAAGGGAAGAAAATATTCTGTAGGGAGTTGTCAAAAAATGTATAAACGTTATATTGATCCAAACTCATCTATTCATACTCTAAGACATTCTAGTTTTACTAATCTTTTGGAAAATGGAACAGATCTAAGAATTATCCAAAAAATTGCAGGTCATTCCTCCTCCAAAACAACAGAGATTTATACACACGTTTCAAATCAACTTTTAAACAAAGTTAATCTTCCCATTTGATATTTAAAATATTTTTTATATATTATAGTATAAAAAGAAAAGGAAAATATGTCTAAAAACATTTACATAGGAGATATTCACGGTCTTGATGTTTGGAAACAAATTGTTGAAAAGCATGGTGATGCCGACAATATTGTTTTCATAGGAGACTATTTTGATTCTTATGATCTAGCAGGGTTAACCCAACTCCGTAATGCTCAAGACATAGTAGAGTTTAAAAAATTTCAAGAACTAGACCCATCCAAAAAAGTATACCTGCTCATTGGCAACCACGACATCCATTATTGGCCAGGTGTAAAAGATAGAGGAGGAACTTCAGGATTCCAACCTACCATGATGTTTCAGTTTGAGCAATTCTTTAGAGAAAACGAAGATATGTTTCAAATGGCAGTTTCTTTGGGTACAACTATTAATCGTAGATTGTGTACACACGCTGGTGTAAGTGCGAAGTTTTTAAAAGATGTTGGTTATTGGACACATGATTATGGAGATGAATCTCATGTAGCAGAGTTTTTGAATGCCTTGTTTAAATACAAACCAAACGAGTTTACATTTAACTCTTATGTGGACCGGTATATGGGGTTTGTTGATGGGTATGGTAACAATGAAGAACAATCACCAATTTGGATTCGACCTAACTCATTACAACGAGCAAACAAAAACGAAGATATAAAGAAAATGTATACCCAAATCGTAGGACATACAGTACAGAATTCTATTGATATTAAAGGTAAAACTACAGGTGGTAAATATTATTATATTGATACCTTACCATCTGGTGAATATCTTGTTGAGGTAGATGGTGAATTTAGTGTTGATTATTGTACAATTGTAAAATATATTTAAGATGAAAAATATGCACTACCCACAACCAGGAGAAAGATGGCTACATTATAAAGGTGGCCAATATGAAATAGTTTGTATGTGTAATCATACAGAAACAAATGAAGAACTTGTAATTTATCGTTCACTTTCATTTGGAGGATGGCACGCTCGTCCCTACAGTGAATGGTATGATAAGATACCAGTTGAAGGTAAAGAATATACTACTAATCGTTTTATAAGAAGTTAACAAAATGGCATTTCATAATCGAGATTACAAGTATGAAAATGGTATTAAAATACTTGAACATTTGCAAGATCCTAACAAAGAACTACCGAGATCTTTACAAAACATCACTATCGAGGAGAAATTAAATTTTCTTGTTTATGTGATTAGCAAAAAAGATAAATATTCAAATGAACTAAGAGATAGGTTAAAAGAATATCAAAACATATTTTTCATGATGAAAAAGTTTATTCCACATAAAGGACCGACTGTTTATAAATAAAAATAAAATGGAGCTCAGAATTAAAATATCAACTTTAAATAATGGAGAAAAAAGTTATGGTGTTCAGCAAGCCAATCTTAAAATAACAGGAGGTTGGATTAAACGCCCACAGATTGTATGGGAAGACATATATAAAGACATTCTCACAGAAGAAGAGGCAATTAGGGCAGCAAAAGATTATCTTGAATATTATGAGCAAAAAAAACTCCAGGAAGTAAAATCAGTTACATATAAAAAAATACAATGAAACGAACAACAGTGTATAAAGGCAATGCTGCCTGGAGTCGTAAGACATATTTAACCCTAGAAGATGATATGGTTGAATTTGATTGTTCGGATGGTGAATATGGTCCTATACGATTTCCATTACAGGATTTAATTAACGCTATAAAATCACATACAGATGATGATATGTCTGATTGGGATGTTACTTTGATGGATGGGTTAGAGGATTTGGATTCTTAAAATATTTTTCGTATATTAAAGTATAAAAGAAAGAACAATGAAAATAACTCTAGAATTTGATGGAATAGAAGAGCAACAAGAAGCAAGAGATGCTTTAGATGGTTACAAATGGAAACTTGCAATGTGGGATTTAGACCAGTTATTAAGGTCAACAACAAAGTATGGCACATCAATAATCAGTCATAATGAGGAAGCATCTTCCGAAGAGGTTGAGGTTGCAGATAAGCTGAGAGAAGAGATACGAGGTATCCTCGAATCATATGGATTAAACTTAGATTAACATGAGAATAAAACAAAGATGGTTACGACATAAGGTTAAAAAACGCGCATCTAAACGCGAAATCACTTCTCCCGACCCAATCGAACAAAAAGGGGTGAACATATTTTTAACACTACTCAAAGAGCAGGATAGTCAATTGGTTAGTGCACCTTTATCCTCGGAACGTTTGATTGAAAACTCTAAACGTGAAATATTAGCCATTCTTGAGCATGGTAAAATGACCATCATCAACAGTGTCTATCAGTATGAGATCAAGATAGCAGAGAAAACCGAAGATAAACTCCGAGAACAGTTCAATGAGGTTCAAGAGAAGAGAGCACAGTCAATTAAGAGAAGATCGGGTGTGAAAGTGAAGAAGAGTCTGGACAACATAATTGAAGAATTAAACCAAAACAAAGATGAGTAAAGAATATATCGGAAAAGAAACTACAATTGATTTTGGGAGAGATCTAAGAATGTCACAACCTTGGAGAAATTATAGAAATGAAGAAATCTTTACCATTATAAGAAAAACCAAATCAGGGTTGTATATGGTTAGAGATTCAAAAGGTAATGAACATCCAATATCTAAAAGACATATAATTTATTTTAACCAAAACAAAGATGAGAATTTATAGACACCCAGAAATAGATTATGATTTTCACATAAAAGACATTTCAGCATTTGAAATAGAGATTGAAGGTATAAGAATACATCAAAGAGATTGTGATTGGATGGTTTTGATGTCTAACCATTGTGGAAGTGAACAAACGACTACTCTTCAAGATTTGTCTTTACCTTTTTTACAAAGTATATTAGAGGCATTAAACCAAAACAAAGATGAGTAAATTAGAAATCAAAAAATGCGTTTTAGAAATCATAGATTCATTGTGTGATAGAAATGGGTTTGATGATTGGTGGTATAACCTTGATGATAATATTGAAAATGAAATAACAGCAGAACTCGAATCCATTATTGAAAAAAGATTAAACAAAGATGAATAAAGAACAAGCAAAAGACGCTCTAATCGAGCTGCTATACATTCAGATGATTGATCTATCCCTGATGTCAAAGATTGAACTAGGTGATGATGTTATCGAAGAGATTAAAAGACTTAAAGAAATTATCAATGAATAATTTAGATTAACAATGACTCCAGAACAATTTACATATTGGTTGCAAGGATTTATGGAGATATTCAATCCAACTAACTTGGACGAAAGACAAACCCAAATTATAAAAGATCATTTAAATTTGGTATTCGAAAAAGCAACTCCAAACAGAGATAACATAAAAGATCCTTATCATATAAAACCATCATTTACTCCTGTTTGGGAAACTGATCCAAACATATTTAGACCCATTTGTGAAACACCCATTCAAACAGAAACTGATCCTATGAAGGTTAAATACTGCACCCCTTCAGAAATACTCACCAGCCATATGATACCTCAAGGCATGTTTGGGAAAAAGGAAGAAGATACCATAGGTACGGATTCATTGAAAGTAGTAAATGAAAAAAAGAAATTTAGAGGAGGGTTAAAATGTTAAACATGAGTAGCTACATTTCAGTAAAAATATCTCCAACAGAATACAAACATTTCAAAGTTGATGAAGCTGTTCTAACTTACATTAAACAATTAGAAAGTGCAATCAACAATGAACGTGTTAGAGATGTTTTAAAAGAGTTATATCCAAGATTAAACCAAAACAAAGATGAGTAAATTAGATAAAGAAAGACAAGGTAAAGTAAATACCATCATATCAGAGATAGGGGGGTTTATGTTAGAGTTTCCCCCACAATATGAAACTGATAAGGAAAGTATGTTAGGATATTTCTCTAATATTATTTGTCAATTAGATACTGACATTGCAATTGAGGTGATGAAAGATTTTGGCAAAGCAGGTGAGAATCAAGCAATGGCAATCAAGGTAAATTATGGATATTAAACTAAAACAAATAAAACTTTCCTTTACTAACTAATAAAAAAGCTAGCCCTTCCATATATTTATAATAAAATGTATGGTAGGAATATATAAAATTACAAACCCAAAAGGTAAAGTTTATATTGGGCAAAGTATTAATATTGAACGAAGATTTAAAGAATATAAAAGATTAGCCAAACGCTCAGCTGGAAGGAAAATTTTAAATTCATTAAAAGGGTATGGTGTAGAAAACCATACATTTGAAGTTATTGAAGAATGCTTAAAAGAACAACTACATGAAAGAGAATACTATTGGAAAAAATATTACACCTCAGTAGAAGATGGTTTAAATTGTGATTATTTTGATAGTAGTGGAGGACCTAGGAGTGAAGAAACAAAACAGAGAATTTCTGAAGGGGCCAAAGGTAAAAAACGCTCTGAAGAAACAAAACAAAAACTTAGAAAACCTAAAACAGAAGAACATAAACAAAATATAAGTAAAGCTAAACAAAATATCTCTGAAGAAACTAAACGTAAAATATCCGAAGGGAAAAAAGGAAAAACACCTAATAGAGATTATAAAACATGGGCTAAACAGCAACAGAAACCCATTTTACAATATGATTTAGAAGGTAATTTTATTAAAGAATGGGAGGGTACAAAAGTAGCAGCTGCATATCTTGGATGTGACCCAACTACTATAACAGCTAATTTAAGAGGAATAACAAAAAAAGGATACGGTTATATATGGAAAAGAAAAACAATTTAGATCCCCAATATAATAAATTATTAGAGGATATTTTAGAAAACGGAACTAAAAAACAAACCAGAAACGGAGAAGTAATTTCAGTATTTGGAAGACAGATTCGACACAAGATGTCAGACGGTTTTCCACTTTTAACATGTAAACGAATGCCATTCCGTCTTATAGCAACAGAATTGTTATGGTTCCTACATGGTGATACAAATATCAAATACCTTGTTGATAATGATTGTCATATTTGGGATGGTGATGCTTATAAGAACTATTGTAAAAGTCACACTTCACCCCCATCTAATACAGGTGGACCGCTATTGAGTGATAATCTTATCTCAGTTAGACCGATACAATACACACAAGAAGAGTTCATCAACAAAATCAAAACAGATGCAGAGTTCGCAAAGAAGTGGGGTGATTTAGGTCCTGTGTATGGTAAACAATGGAGAAGTTGGGGAAGACGGAATGTAATAAATTATGACCTAAAGGATGTAAAAGGTTCTGACCAGCCTAAAGTACTTGAAGCAATTAACAATGGTGAGGATGTTACCAAATATGGCGTTAAGATAGAATATCAAAATAATTCTTTAGACCAAATCAAAAACCTAATCAACGACCTTAAAACAAACCCAGACTCAAGACGACTAATGGTTAATGCTTGGAATGTAGGTGAATTAGATCAAATGGTGTTACCACCTTGTCATTATGGTTTTCAAGTTTATACTAGAGAGTTGAGTTTGGAAGAAAGGTCACAATATAGAAGAGGAAACAAAGAAACATACCCTGTCTCTAAATGGAGAGATGATATGGGGATATCAAAAGAAGAATACTTTAATCAAATCGGAATCCCAACCAGAGCAATTTCTCTAATGTGGAATCAACGTTCAGTAGATACATTCTTAGGTTTACCATTCAACATTGCATCTTACGGCTTGTTATTAGAAATCATAGCAAAAGAAGTTAATATGGTTCCTGATGAATTGATTGGGAATTTAGGTGATGTTCATTTGTATTTGAATCATATTGAACAAGCAAAGGAACAAATGACGAGAGAACCATATCCACTACCTAAACTAAGTTTTGGATGGTTTATTGAAAGTTGGACAACTGAAAACGCAAAAGAAGTGAGGAAAGAATCATTTGATGCTTACATTAGACAAATGAAGCCTTCTGATTTTACAATCGAAAACTATCAATCACACCCAACAATTAAAGCACTTTTATCGAATTAACGATATTTATTAATATGAAATGGTTATTGACATTACTTACACTATTACATGGAATTGCATATTCTCAATGTAATGGAACCCAGTCATTCACACTAACCCCACCTCCAATTGCAAACCAATACTCACCAGGCCAAACGGTAACAATGTGTTTTACTATGAATGGATATTCTCAAGTTGGGAGCAATTGGTTTGAGGGATTTGATTTGACACTAGGTTCTGGTTGGGCAAGTGTGCAACCTGCATCAGCTCCTGCTAATTGTGGAGGAAATGCATCTGGTGGTCAATGGATATGGTTAAATTCAGTGAATACACCCGTAGGTGTAGTTGGACCAGGATATTTCTTTGACTTAGACTTAGATGGTCAGACTGGTGATGATTTTGGCGATTCAGGATCCTGCACATGGACTTTTTGCGTAACACTTACAGTAGCACAAGGATGCACTCCTCAAAGTTTGGCAATAGCTGTAACACCAGGTTCAGATGGACTATGGGGGAGTTGGAATAGCACTAGTTGCGATGGAGCAACACCATTTCAAGTATTTAACGGAACTATTAACCCACAGCTTCCTAGCATAGGAGCTATATTACACAATTAATAATATGAAAAAGTTACTATTATCTTTAAGTCTTTTAACAAGCACATTTGCTTTCACACAGCTAACCACTATTAACCCTGATACGGTATGTTACCAAACCCCCGGATCTATTTATCAAGTTACCAATACTCCGGGTACCACCTACACATGGACTGTAGCAGCACCTGGTACAATCACATCGGGGCAAGGAACCAATCAGATTGGAGTTGATTGGTCGAATGCAGCACCAGGCCTGATACCAAATGGTGTAAGTGTTGTAGCATCAAATGGTACAGGATGTGATTCTCCACCTTCAACATTGGATGTGTTCATATTGCTAGTTAACCCTACAATAACAGCATTGGGACCTTTCTGTGATACAGATGCTTGTGTTCCCGTTACTACAACTCCAGCTGGTGGTGTTCTAACTGGTACGGGTGTAGTAGGAAATACTTTTTGTCCTCAAACAGCAGGACCTGGTACATTTACATTAACATATACATTTACTCAAGGAGGATGTACATTCACAACAACTACCACAGTCACTGTTAATCCAACACCAACCTTATCACCAATATCGCATAACTAATGAGGTTGTTTCTATTCATATTATTATGTTGCAATGTTGCACTATCGCAACAATCCATAACCATATGCAATGATGAACCACAAACCTTTCTGTACTCTGCAGAGTCTAGTGAAGGTGGAGAAACAGAATGGCAAGTTGATGGACAGTACTATTATGGAAATCCTGTAGCCATTACTTGGTTAGATACCGGAGTATTCACAATCACAGCAATTCATTATGCTTTGAATTGTCCTAGCGAACCAGTAACATATGTTGTAACTGTTACCGAATGTGATCCTTTAATTTATTATGTTCCAAATTCATTCACACCAGATAAGGATGAAGTAAACAATAGTTGGGGGCCGGTTTTTACTTCTGGATTTGATCCTCAAGATTTTCATCTGTTAATATTTAACCGATGGGGAGAAATTGTATGGGAATCTTTTGATCACACAGTACAATGGGATGGAACATATGCAGGCAGAATCTGTCAAAATGGAACATATACTTGGGTAATTTGGTTTGGAGACAAATACACAGATGCTCGATACAAAGAAATAGGCCACGTAACAATCATTAAATAAAACCATAAATGGAAACAACCCAACTAGAATGGTCAGGTTATAAATGGATAACAAATGAAAGATGGGGACAATGGGATGCCTCTAATCCTAGATTTTGGATGGATCCATCCGCTGTCTCAATCCACAAAGGCACACTTCATTTAACTACTCACCTCAATAAAAAAACATTCACCACCCCAACCGGAGAAACATACACTGCAACACATGGTATGGGAACAGTATCATGTTTGGAAAAGTTTGGATATGGTGAATTTGAAATAGAAGCTAGACTACCCTATGGATCCTATAATTGGCCAGCGTTTTGGATGTGGAGTTGGGATTCTTGGCCACCTGAAATAGATATATTTGAGGGGTATTCTAACAAGAATGGTTCATACTTTAACTGGGCTGATTTTCTTTTGGGGAAAATTTGGAGAGTGGAGAGCAATATTCATCTCGGAAAGCATCCATACAACTATAGCATTGGGGCTGAAAGTGCAAGATGGGGGTGGAAAAATCCTCACAAACATTTTATAAAGTATTCTTTGTTGTGGACACCAGATGTAATTGAAATTAAATGGGATGGGAAAGTGGTAAGAAAGATTACAGATAAAAGTATATTAGCCCAATTTGAAAATACAAAAATGAATGTTTTGATAAACAATTGGTTGCAAAAAGATTTACCTTTAAACCACCACCAACCTAGTTTAATGCAAGTTAAATATTTTAAATACAAACAGTTATGAATGAAGTAAGTTTAAAAATCCGTGATGAAGAAACTCAAAAGAAGTATATCATTGAGAGAATGGAAAAATATCTAATGAAATACGATTTGTTGGATTTGGTAGATATTTATCTTAAAATAAAAGAAGATTCTGTTAAGAAAGAATTGGAATCTTAAGATTAAGTTTGTATATTACCTCATATTAAAGAAAAAGTTATGAAAATTGTTAATCTAACAAATGATACCTGGCAATTGATAAATGAAGATGATAATTCTGTAGTGTTTCAAGGTTCATTCGAGGATTGTCAAATGGTAATGTGGATTGAAGAAGAAAATAAACAATATCGTGATTTTTTGTTAATGATAGGAATATAATAGTCAGGTGGTGTATATGGTTAACACCCTTCATTATTAGGATAAGAAATTATCTGGAAGGACGAAATAGGTTCGAGTCCTGTCCTGACTATACAAAGGTCCTTTAGCTTAGCTGGTTAGAGCAGGTCACTCATAATGACAAGGTCCCTGGTTCGAGCCCAGGATGGACCACAAATAGAAGGCAAGCGGAAGCCACAACCCGGATAGAGGCGTCTATGACCCGGTAAGTGGACGAGAGAGACGAATCGCAATAAGCTCTCGCCTTCTATTAAAAGATTAAAAATATTTGGTTATTTAAAATAAGGTTTATAAGTTAAAATAAGTTATATGAACAGAAGACAACAAGAACGAGTAGAAGATTTGGGAATAGCATTCCAAGAGGCAATTGTAGATCTCATTTCTCTAGGAGGAGAAGGAAATGATGAAGAAATGAAATGTAGTGAAGAATATCCTGTAAGGAATACCCCAATTCCCAATCCTGTTGAAGAAATAAGGATTGCAGATTATGAGGTTAGTATTCGACAGGTAAACAATGGTTTTTTAGTTAATGTTGGGTGTCAAACATTTGTATTTGAAAAGTTTGAAACAGCTAGTAAATATATGGCTATGTATTTTGAAAACCCATCAGAAACAACTCGTAAACATTACGAAGGAACTTTATTTAAGTAATAACAGTACCTACCACGCTTTGGATTGTGGTGTCCACGGTCGGCGTACCAGGGTAGGTCTTTTACAACCCTAGTAAGACTGTCTGATCAACAGAAACTGCTAGGGTTTTTTGTTTTTATAAATCGATATTCAAAATAAAATTTGGATTCACAGGAGAAATTTCGTATATTAAAGTATAATAAAAAGAAGGTTATGGAAGGTAAGAAAATACCATTTACAGATGTTGACGTGTCAAAATATGATCCTCAAGGTTGTAGATTAAATGAACACGAAACTATGATGTCATTTGTTAATGATGGAGGTAATTATGCCTTTAATGAGTGGTGGTTCAAAGAAGGAAGATATCAATTCAATGAATGGTGTAAAGACCATCATGAATATAAATGGGAATATTGTAAAGAAAAATAAGAGTTATGTTGACAGGAAAATGTAAAGAAGATTTTGAAAAGTGGTTAGTTTGTGGTGATGGTCGTTGCCACTTTCAAAAGTATTACTCAGATATAGAAGGTAATGATAATCCTTATCAATGGTTCACAGAGTTAACGTTATCAATGCAATACGGAGTATATGTAGACTTCTTTGATAGTGTAGGGTTTTATTTGACTGTACGCACATTCTTTGAAAAATATGAATGGAAAGTAGAAAGGATAGATTCTACACTTAGAAAACTTGAACAACATTCTGAAAACGTAGAAAGTAGAAACGAAGCAAGACAAAAAGCAATAGAGAAAGCAAACGAAATTTATAACCAAAGATAAAATTTGGATTCACAGGAGAAATTTCGTATATTGAAGATGTTAAGAAAGAAAAGTTATTTTAAAAATTAAAAAAGAAAAGTATGTTAGATTTAAGTAAAGATGGATTTTTGACAATGAATGAAATTAAGAAAAATGCCCCAAGCATTTTCACTTCCACTCCTTCACCAGACACCTCAGAAAAATACACTCATATCCCAACCTCAGTTGTAATTGAGGATATGGAAAAATTGGGTTGGGGTGTTGTTGATGCCAAACAAGTCAAAGCACGTAAGGGTGTGGGATTCCAAAAACACCTATTAGTATTCCGAAACCCAGATGTTGTAATCAATGGGGAGGATGGTGATACAGTGTTTCCCCATGTCCTTATATCGAATTCCCATGATGGGAAAAGTTCATTTGTTTTTAAATGTGCACTTTTCCGAATGGTTTGTGAAAATGGTTTGGTGATTTCCACTCAAGATTTTGAGGATTTGAAAATACGTCATATGGGTTATACATTCGATGAATTGCAAGAGAAAATTAAAGGTGTTGTCGAATTGCTTCCCCTTACCGTTGAATCTATGAATAAGATGAAACAGAAAACACTTGAACCTAAACAGTCAATTGAATTAGCTAAAAAGGCTTTAACCACACGGTTCACTGAGGATCAAATTAAAGTGTTTAAAATTGATCTTAAAGAATTAATCAAACCTGTCCGTGATGAGGATAAAGGAAATGATTTATGGAGTGTATTTAATGTCATTCAAGAGAAAATAATTTCAGGTGACTTCAAATACAAAACGGGTGATAAAGTAAGAAAAGCACGACAAATTAAAAACTTCCAACAAGATCTTAAAGTAAACGAGAAATTGTGGGAGATCGCTGGGAGTTTTGTTTAGAGAATACATAAAAGAGGTGCGTTTTTGCGCACCTCTCCCCATCTTTGCAATAGTTATAATCGACCAAAATTATAATTGCAATGATAAATACATATTGCCTTTATTTCCATTTAAATCCAATCACCAAAGAAGTATTTTATATTGGGATAGGATCAAATAAATATAGACCCACTAATTTTACTGAAAGAAACCCCATATGGAAACATTATGTTAAAAAATATGGGGAACCTATTGTTGAAATAGTTCACACCAATCTCACAAAAGAAGAAGCATGTCGTTTAGAAATTGAATATATTAAACAATATGGGAGAAAAAATTCTGATCCACAAGGTAAACTAGTCAACATAAGCGAAGGTGGAGAAAGTGGAAGCAAAGGATACAAACAAACCCAAGAACATGTTAAAAAAAGAGTACAAATCCTAAAAGGAAAAAAACATTCCATTGAAACCAAACAAAAACAAAGGAAAGCTAAATTAGGAACCAAACAATTCCCAGAAACAAGATTAAAACGAAGTAATTCTAGAAAAGGTAAAACCTATCCTAAAATATCAGAAGCATTGAAAGGAAAAAAACAACCACAATCCTTTTTTGAAAAGAAAAATAAACCAATAATCCAACTAAACAAAATGGGAGAATACATAAATGAATTCCCTTCAATAACAGCTGCTGCTCAATCTTTAGGATTCCAAAAAGACCAGGGTGGTATAAGTTGTGTACTCCATGGAAGACAAAAAACAGCATATGGTTACAAATGGAAATA